CTTTATTTTATCTTCAACATACATAATAAACTCTTTATTGATTTTCTTAAAGTCTAATAGCATGTCGAATAAGTGTTCCATGTTCATTATTCTTTCTCTTAGTTGGACGCACTCCCTTGCAATAGTTTGAATGCTGTTCCATAGTTCTGCTTTAGTTGGTTTCTTCTTAGCCAAGTGTATTCTCCTTCATTTTTTTTCTAAACGTTTTAGAACCATACTCTTCTCTATACACACATTTCCTGCAGGTATTTTCTGTTGTAATTGGTATATGGTCAGACACATATTGCAAAGGTTTGTATTTATATCTATCTTGCACCTTTTCTGTGCTACATATATCACATGCAAAGTATGTTCTAGTTAGTTTCTGTATTATTTTGTCTTTCATATCCTATAGTTTTTATGACAGTACTTTTCATTCTTGCTGTTGCTTCTTTTAAACCTCTAAGTGCATTAGCATTGGTATTTTGATTCATTTTATCTGGGCTGGTTTCTGTTGATTCGTAAACATCTTTCCCATCACAAGCTTTTTTAAATAACTTTTTATTAAAGCTTTTATCTACGTCTTCAAAGTACCTTGCTATTGTATTTACAAAAGCAACTTTAACCTTGCTACTTATTAGTATTTCGTGGCATATCTTTGCAATTACTGCATAGTCCATTATGTCCTCCTATATTATCTTTTGAGCATACATTGCTGATACCATTCTTGTAACGCCAATACCACCACCAAATCTTTCAAACATATCTAGTGCTAAGTATTCTTCTAGTTCATCTTCTACTCTTTTCTTTCCAAAGTGATTATAAAGAAGATTAGCATACTCGCCATCAGATATATTATGAAATTGCTTTCTCATTTCATCTACATCAGTAGCTCTTTCTGCGCTTCCTATTGTTTCCATACCATGCATAATAACATCTACTTTGCTATAAATACCATCACCAGCATGTTTCATATTCCAGAAAGGATGTGTTCTTAATGGAAACTTTGTTAAGAATGTACATGGAGTAAAGTCTTTACATAAAGCCTCTTCTTCTGCATAATCAAGTTCTGATACTCCATATTTATCGCAAGCTTTATCATATGATATTTCATAGAATGAATCTCCAAATCCCATATGCTCTAACAACTCTCTTTCAAGTTTTATCATTTCATTAACATCTCCATGTGACTCAAATTCAAACATTGGAAATATTTTATCATGTCTACCTGCAATAGGGTTTGGTTCATTTCTATAGCTAGTTGTGACGCAGAACACACCTTCTACTCCAGGGTTATCTAATAAGTCTCTTTCTAGCCACATTTGTCCTGTTTGAGGTAGCGGCCAGTTAACACCGCTAAATATATACTGTGATATAGTTGCAGGGTCTTCACAAGCTGCTAATATTGATTGTCTTGATTGAGCTGGAACTTCCATAAATCCTTTCTTATCTTGAAAGAACTCTCTCATCTTTTTAACAGCTATTGTATATTCATACATGTTTTTCATCAATCTTTTCCTCCAGTTGTTTAACTTTCATTATTAATACGTATATTTTATGTTTTAAGTCTTCTATTTCTTTTTGCCATTCAACTGGAGGATGTGCCATTTCCTCCAGCTTGGCAAGTCTTTCTTCTATTACTTTTACTCCATTTTCTCTGTAGACGTACTTAACTTTGGTTCCTTTTTTAAAGGTATTGCTCTGGCTCATCCATAATCTCCTTTTTTTCTTTTTTAGTTTTAAATTTAAAAGAAGAAGGCAACTTGCGTTTCTTGAAAGGCCTTGGAGGATTACCTCTACCATCACTATTTGTCCAGTGCCATAAATTAACAGCACCTTCTACTTCTCTCCCTAAGAACTTTAATTGCTTATATTGAGGATTAGGTCCTTTAATCCATTTATCGCCCAAATATAGCCCTCTAAGCTCGTCTATGTAGTACTCCTTACCATAGCCACACTGCTCCATTATAGTGTCCCATAGTATTTTATAGCAACTTGCTTGTAAATCGTGAGTTTTATAGTAACCACCTGTTTTTATGTCTATTAAGACATTCTTATTATTTATTCTGGCTATAATATCGAATCTACCTGCAAATCGTATACCTGGATAAGCAAGCATTTCTTCTATTGCTATTATCTCAGGATTTGTTTCGTTCCACCATTTCTCAAAACACATCACTCTTTTGATTATTTCTGGACCATAGTCTTTAACTAGCACTTCTTCGCCTTTCATTAGGTCTTCAGCTATGTCATGAACTATTGTACCTCTTTCAGCGGCAGCATCCCTTACTTGACATGCTATATCGTAACTTGCATGACTTGCTACCCATTTAAGAAAGTTTTCACCTTTATCTATTACAGATAAGATAGAGGTTACAGATGGAACCCAATCTCCTGTTCCTTCGATTGAGTACCATCTTGTGTTTCCTTCCATAGAAATGATTTTATTCTTTTCTTTCCATTTTTTGAGTTTAATCAAAATAACTCCTTTAGTGGCAGTAGAAACATAACGCTTGTATTATTGTCTCCGCCTTGCTCAAGCCTTCCACTCCCTGCTGCTCTTATTTCTTTTATTCTTTTTTTCATTTCTTTTGTTGGTAATATTATTATTCCTTTTACTATTCCATTCTCTGTTAATATATGACACCAATAATCTGATTTTGTTGTTTGTATACCACTTGGCTTGTTTCTACTTCTGAGTTCAATAGCAATGTTCCCTGTAGTCTTCCATATATCTCTTTCTGTTTTCACTTCTATCTTTTTACTAGCTAATATTTCAGCAAGTTTGTCTTCGAATATCTCTCCAAAAGATAAGTCTAAATCAAACTTGTTGTCTTTATTTTTAATCATCTCTTTGTCTCCATATTTACTCGCTAAATAAGCCTTCAGGGAAGCTTCTGGGTTCTTTTTCCATGTCCCAGTACCACCAATACCCTGGCTTTTTGTGCGACTGTAACGTCTTCTTCTCATCCCTAAGCCTTTTTGTTTTTTTATTGTGACACTTTTTGCATAACTTCGTGTATCTGGCATAAAACTCTACCTCTCCTTCTGCTTTATCGCATTCTTTACATATTTTCACTTTTATCATTTAACCTCCAAAAAACAAGAACATCATTAACATTACTATTTTATCTAAAATCCATAATATTATTAATAATGTTACTTTGCTATCTGTTTTCATTAATACCTATCTGACTTTGCTAACTTTCTAAGCACATACTTTTCTACTATTTCAGGTTGACGTTTAAGCCAAGCTAATATCTTTGCATACTGCCTATCTGTCAACGTTCCTTTTCTTGTATTGCATCTTGCACATATTAATTGCAGATTTTCTGTTGTAGATTCACCTCCTAAAGAAAGTGGAGTTACATGGTCACATACTGTGTTTTTTATTGTCATTTTACATCCACAATATTTACACTTTTTACCATATGCTTTTAATAGCATAACTCTAATTTCTTTTAAAGATATATCAAACTCTACTTCATACTCTTTGCTTCTCTTACGTAAAGATGACCTTAGTGTTGAGGACTTTTTCATGAGCCTGTGAAATACATTCTTCCACATGTGCCCATGAAAAGTCTTCAATACTTTAGCAAACTTGGATTGCCAATTGTCTAAGATACTTTTACGTTTTGACTGTTTCGGTTTTTTCTTAGCTCGGCTTTTCCTAGCCATGTACCCTCCTATGCTTCGGTTATTGGTTTGATTGGGGGACTAGCCTTAGACAATCCTTTAAAGCTAATAGCATAGGCAAATTCTATAAAGAAAATGCCTATTGCCATAGTATAGCTTGTAGCTTTATTTTGTTTTGTCTTTAGAAAAGTAACATACAAAAACTTAAGTATTTGTATGGATATCCCGTTTGCTGTTCTGTATGTTTGTATCATACGTCAGTTCTCCTCATTCTAAAGCTTGGAGTCCATTTTAATTCACATTGAAAAAGTTCACCATCTGTATTCTTAAACATCTGGACTACTTTTTCTTTTGATTTAGCCTGACCTCTTAAGCCTATTACTTTCCTACTGGCATTCTCTATTGCTCCTGAGCCTTTACCAGCATACAAGTCTAGAACTTCATTACGTGAATAATCTCTTGCTACTTGAGAGATTTGTATTATGATTATATCCATGTTTACTGCCATATTAGATAGATTATGAGAAATGTATTTTACTTGTTCATATTCTGACCTTACGTGTGATGGTGTATCGACTAAATCAATATAGTCAACAACTACCACAGCAGGTTGCAGCTCTCTTATTTTTCCTTTAATCTGTTCTAATGTTGGTGCTACGGTTTGAATATTTAGATGCTGCAGGTCATCTTTATTCTTTTCATAGATTTTTTCATAATTATTATTCACTGTTTCTTTATCAGAATCACTTACAATTTGCAGGTGTCTTTTATGCATATACCAATCTGATAATTCTAATGATAAGAATAG